GTGCGCAACACAAGGATATCAGGCTGGATACCTGCCTGCTGAAGCATCTTGACTGAATGCTGTGTAGGCTTCGTCTTCAATTCCTTGGCAGCCTTAAGATAAGGCACGTAAGTGAGATGTATGCACACTGCATTCTTGCCAAGTTCCCAACGCAACTGCCTTACAGCCTCAAGATAGGGAGTGGATTCTATATCTCCGACAGTACCTCCTATCTCCGTGATGACAAAATCAAAATTACCTTTATCACCCAGCCTTTTCACACATCGCTTTATCTCATCAGTTATATGAGGTACGATCTGAACCGTTTTCCCAAGATAATCCCCTCGCCGCTCCTTATCTATGACCGATTGATAGATTCTACCCGTGGTGACATTGTTTGCCCGTGTAGTCTCAATGTTAGTAAACCTCTCATAATGCCCGAGATCAAGATCTGCTTCATGTCCGTCTACCGTCACGTAGCACTCTCCATGCTCGTAGGGATTCAAAGTGCCCGGATCTATGTTGATGTAGGGATCAAATTTCTGAATAGTCACTCTATATCCTCTTGACAAAAGAAGCCTTGCCAACGATGAGGATATGATCCCCTTACCCAATGATGACACTACGCCACCGGTCACAAAAATGTACTTTGTATCCATTGATATATTATTTTGATTAGGTATTCTTTCCGTCCTTAACATTGCATGCACCATGAAAAAAAAGAGAATCGGCATCAGAGGTGGGCTGTACTTCCGTCTGCCGATCATCTCTAACGCCGATTTTTATCTGTTTTTCTTCCGTTTGCGGGTATCGGATTATTCTTGATATCGTTTTATGGAGGGTAGTTACCCCAACCGACGCGCAAACACCACTTTGGCAATATTCCGCGCCGCGTTGAGGGATAATTAATATTGTCTTTTGTTCAAACATACTGTTTTTACCCGATCCCAAATCCTTATCAGAATAGTATTTTACCACATCAGGACATGAAATTTTCCGCGATGTTATTTTTTACAAGCTGCAAAACTACATCTTTTTCACAAATCTCGCAAATTTTTATTTATTTTTTATCATTATTTTTTTATCGGCAAAATCTCAAAATATCCCTTTTTTTATATAATTTTGCAGCATGTAAAATTAGCTATTAGTCCTTAAATTCCTCGGATAACATTTTTACGACATATCCATGACATATAATTTGGTGATAAGTGGTTATTATTCCAGGTGTTTTTATCTATGTTTTATATTTATATTGTGTCGCTGATATGTTATGCATGTGTCGTATTTTTGGTACCCGTAGGTTACTTTTTTGGTACCCGTGGATTTCAGTTTTGGTACTCGTGGTACTTTTGATACTCATCTTTTTTTAATCAATCAGTTATGGCATCAGTAAAAGAACCGGTGCGACTCCGGGAAAAGAGTCTCGCCAACGGTAACAAGTCGTTGTATCTTGCGATATATGTAAACGGTCAGAGAAGCTATGAGTTTTTGCGGCTGTATCTGATCCCTGCCAAGACTAAGGCGGACAGGGACCGGAATAAGGAAACGCTGGCTCTCGCCAACTCGGTCAAGGCCCAGAGAATCCTCGAAATACAGAATGGCACGTATGGCATCAGGAAGGCAAGGAAGGATGTGAGGTTCTATGACTTCATTGAGAATCTGGTAAGGACACACCAGAAGGGATCCAGCGCGAACAGGTCTATCCATCACTCGTGTATGAACCGGCTTAAGGATTATGACGGTCGGATAAATCTGACGTTTGCGGACATCACTGCCGAGTGGGTGAAGGGATTTTACAAATATCTTGACGAGTGTGACGATAATGAGGATTCCAAGTTCGGGAGGTTGTCACCAAATTCAAAAAGGGTGTATTTCGGCATATTCAAGAGTTTCCTTAACAAGGCTCTCTCGGAAGGGATCATCGACAAGCTGCCGACACATAACGTGCCGTGCTTTGCCGGGGAGGACAGTGTGCGCGAATACCTGACCATCGAGGAGCTGAAAAGGCTCGCTTCGACGGAGTGTCTTTATCCGGAGGTGGGAAGGGCGTTCCTGTTTTCGTGTCTGACGGGTCTGCGGCGCTCTGACATCGTGAAACTGACGTGGGGTGAGGTATCTACCCTTGCGGGGAGAACGCGGCTTATATACCGCCAGAAAAAGACGAGGAGCCAGGAGTATCTCGACATAACGGCACAGGCGGCGGAATTGCTCGGTGAGCGAGGGGATGCGGGTCCGGACGATCTTGTGTTTGATTCGATCTATCATCCACAGCGGACAATCGATATTCTGCGGGGATGGGCTGCCATGGCCGGGATAGACAAGAATATCACTTTCCATTCCGGACGACATACATTCGCGGTGATGATGCTGACGTTGGGGACAGACATCTATACCGTAAGCAAGCTTCTCGGGCACCGTTCGCTCCAAACGACCCAGATCTATGCGAAGATCGTGGACGCGAAGAAGCAGGAGGCGGTTGACAATATCCCGCAAATATTCTGATCGGGACGGGAGGGAGGAGGCTGTTTTTCCTTCCTCTCCATTTCTTAAAATATGTTAACAAAAATTTTTCTTTCTCGCGCGTATGCGCGTATGCGCGAAGTGAGAGAATATATATATATCTTTTCTTTTATTTGTGGTATAAATGCAGCATTAATCGGTATAAATGCAGCAATATCACGTATTTATTGCCATTAATGCAGCATTTATGGGAATTAATGTTACATTTATTCGGATAAATGTTGCATTTATTATGATTAATCCTACATTTATAAGTGGTAAAAAATGGCTTAAAACAGGCGTTTTTACCCCTTTTTTACCCTGTTTTCGGGGGTGTTTTTGCATGTTTTTGAATTATTGCAAACTTTTGTGCATTTATTGCGATAAATGCAGCATTAATCGGATAAATACGGTATTAATCGGATAAATACGGTATTAATCGGATAAATGCAACATTTATGGGAATTAATGTTACATTTATTCGGATAAATGTTGCATTTATAGCTGTATTTCACGGTTTTTATAGTGTGTTTCTTGTGCATTTCCGTGCGTTTTCCGGCTTGTAATAGATCGGGGATGAGGCGTTGAATTTTTAATTATATTTAATATTAATTAACAATATTATACAGTCGGGATCAAGGGCGTGGGAAGGGGGTCTACAAGTAGAGATTAGTAGATTGGAGCTGTTTTCGGGTGGTCGTTCATGGGTGTGGGCGGCCGCCTGTTTTTGTTGTCTTTTTTTTGTTGCCATTTGTTTTGCAGGTCGGCAAATAATGACTATCTTTATAGCCTAATCCATTATAACCTAATCCTATCCTAAAGAAATGAAGACTGATCCGCTTGAATCGATCATGACGCTCAGGGAGTGGCATGACTATACCGCTAATTTTTCGCTCAAATCCTACAGGGAGTCGCTGCAACGTAAGTTGTCGGCCCTTGACGTCATAGGCATGACGGAGGGGAGCGTGACGCCGGAGAAGCTGAGACTCGTGGCTATAATCGACAAGCTCGCCGACAGGGTGCTGTTTGGTGGGGAGGAGAAGCCGCGGTCGCTGGAGGAGTATTCCGACGAGGAGCTCGGCGCGGAGATCCAGAGGCGCGAGCTGCTCCGGCTGGAGGCTGAGCGCAAGGCTGCGAGGATCTGCGGCAACTGCAGGCATGTGTTTCAAATTCCGGAGATTGCGGATAAATCGTTCTGTGGGGCGAGGACTTCGGTATCGCGGGGCATAACAAGGAATTATTCAGTTATGCCGGAACAGAAGGCCTGTGTGAAGTTTTGCTCACGTCATGAATCGTAATAATGGGAGGTATGATATTAAAGAGTATTATCCCATCGACGCGGAGGGCTGACGTGACGTTTAGCGTGGACGGCAGGATTGATATATCGTCGCACGTTGTCACGGCTCTCGACATACAGCCGGGTGACGTGCTTGACGTGTTGGCGGCAAGTGACGGGAGTCTGTTTGCCGGGGTGCGTATCCCGGCAGAGAGTGTAGTGGGTAATCATCGCATGGCGTGCTATCCGACAAAGAGAGGATCGCGCAACTATCGGACGCATTGTGCGGAGATGGCGCGGGAGATACTGTTGCGGACGTTTCAGCCGGTAAGGGCGAGGTTTGCAGCCGGAGAGTCGCAGATGATTGACGGGAGGGTGCTCGTTGCCCTCATTCCAATATTGCAATAATAATCACAGATCATATATATGAAGAAGGAGATACATTTTGCGGGGATCAATGTGGTGCCCACGGATCATGATGCGCAGGACGGCATGCTTGAGGCTGCGTATAATCTGCTGCCGGAGCGTTCGGGGGCCCTCTCCCCTATCCTGCCTCACCGGACGGTGCTGGCGAGAGTGCCGCATAAGGTAATCGGTTTGCACAAGGTTTCGGGAGGACGGACCAATGTGCTGGTGTATGATGCGGGTAAGCGGATGGTGATGTATGCGCCGATGGATGATGTTGACGCGGGGTATGCGTCGGTCACGTCGTCGGATTCGGAGCCTAAGGTGGCGATACTGGACAAGACTCTGTTTTTCTCGGATGGTGAGTCGTCGAGCTATGCCCGCTGGGACACGGAGAGGGAGAGTTATGTCTCGCTTGGCAGGGGGATACCGGAGGTGGAGATAAGTCTTGCGCTGGCGCATAAGACGCTGACGGGGGAGGTGAGCAAGGGCGTGCTGTCGGTGCCGATACCGGAGGGGGTGTCGACGGACCTGACGGCGGCTCTGCTGGGAGGATTGTCGGGAGGACGGAGGCTTGTGCCGCCCCGGTCAAGCTCTGATGCGTTTATAGACTCGGTT